AGGAGATTTTGTTGAAGTTAACCCTCCAGTAGAAGCTGGTGCGGTTACAGTAGCGGCAGCGCGTGTTAAAGCTGCTAATACATTGACTATCGCTTTCGTCAATCCGACAGCAGGTGCATTGACTCCAACGGCAGGAACTTATTTGATTAAAGTTAGCCGTCCTGAGTCGCAACTTGCGGCGACTAAAATCGGTGACTAAACAATAGGGGCAGCTTAGCGGTTGCCCCTTAATTCAAAGGATTATTATGGCTCTATTATCTGATTACAACATTAATTCAAATTTGCAGTCTGGCGCGCCGAAATACACAGTAGCCAAGTTGCTTGCAGCGAACGTACCAGAAGTATTTACTGTGCCGACATCAACCACAGGTAAGCTTGCGAGTTATGTAACATTCGGTAAGGGTGCTGCTGCTGATTTCTTTGCACAATGCTACACAACAACTGAAGGTGCTGATAGGGCGACAAACGGAACATTTGCAGAATATGTAACTAACGGCGCTTTTGGTTCTGATACAGGCTGGACGAAAGGAACGGGCTGGACGATTGCTGCTGGCGTTGCTACAGCTACGGGCGCAATCAGCACGGCGCTAAGCCAAACTTCAGCTATTACATTGATTGCAGGTTATACTTATACAATCACTTATACTGTAACCAGAACGGCTGGTACTGTAACCCCTTCCGTTGGCGGGACTGCGGGTACAGCTAGAAGCACTAACGCAACATTTACAGAAACTATCGTTGCTGGTAGCACGCAAATTCTAGCATTCACTGGCGCTGGTTTCTCAGGTACTATTGATAACGTATCAGTAACGGCATGGGTTTTAGGAACGGGCTGGACAACAGACGGGGCAACCGCTATCGCAACTGGTGCGATTTCAACTGCTTTGAGTCAAACAGCTAATACCGCTTATCCTCTAGTTGCAGGTCAGGCTTATTTGGTAACTTTCACAGCTACACGCTCGGCGGGTACTGTTACAGTAAGCATTGGCGGAACGGCTGGTACGGCACGTAGTTCAAGTGCTACATTTGCTGAGGTTATCATCGCTGGTGCAACACAGGCTATTTCTTTTGGCACTTCAGGCTTCACGGGAACTATTGACGATGTGACTATTATCCCTGCTGCTTCAGTTCCTGCTGACGCAACGGCTGGACAATCAGCAGAGCAAAACCCTGTAGGATACTTCTTGAACGGTACGGTTGGAACTATCAGCATTGTATCTGCTGGAACACCGATAGTGACTGCAAGCTTTTACAAGTAGGGGGTTGTTATGACTACCGCAAGAAAAATCATAAAAAAAGCCATGCAGAAAATCGGGGCTTTGACTAAATCTGAAGTTCCTGACGATGATGAAGCAAATGACGGTTTGGACTCGTTAAACGCTCTAATCGCTTCATGGAGCAATGAAACGGCACTTATCACAACACGAGTACGTGAAACCTTTTCGTTATCATCATCGCCGACTTATACTATCGGTACGGCGCAGACATTCAACACGGCTAGACCAATGCAGTTGATTGAAGCTTTTATTACATCTGGCTCGATTGATTATCCTACAAGCATTGTAAACCAAGAGGAATATGATTTAATCAGTCTTAAGGACGTAGTGGGCAGACCAACTATTGTTACATATAATAGCGGTTATCCATATGGTACTATAACGCTTTTTCCTACGCCAGATGCTTCATATACGATTACTCTATTATCAGAGAAAGCTATCACGGGCTTTGCTACGCTTGATACGGTATTAAACCTTCCTGAGGGTTGGGAAAGGGCGTTGATTTATAATCTAGCTATTGAGCTTGCGCCAGAGTACGGGCAAGAACCTACTCAGTCCATAGTGGCTATTGCGGCTGATGCTTTGGGTAATGTTAAGCTCGCAGCAATCCGTGCTAGACCAGTTAATTCTTATTTCTCAATCAATCGTCAGAATAATAACATTTACGGCGGGTACTATTCATGAAACTGAGTTTAGCAGGTGGTTCATCTCAGCAATATTCTTTACCGTTTAATGCCGAACGTACAGTAAACCTGTACGCTATTGTTGACCAAAACGGCTCAGATACTGCCTCACTTTATGGAACTGCTGGATTAAATTCATTTGCAACAGTTGGATTGGGTGCGCAACGTGGTTGTTACTCAGCAGGCAACGGCAGGGCGTTCTTTGTTAGCGGTTCGCAGTTATATGAAACATTCTCAGACGGTACTAGTACTAGCAGAGGTTCGTTACTAGGCTCAAGCGGGATTGTAACGCTTGCAGAGAATGGCGTTCAATTAGGCATTTGTGACGGAACTTATGCATATATGTTTACTTATGCGACCAATGCTTTTGCTCAAATTACAGACCCTGATTTTCCTACAAGCGTTGGCGCTATTGATTATATCGACAGCTATTTCATGGTGAATGAGAATAATACGGGTAAATGGTATATTTCAGCCTTACTTAACGGTACAAGCTGGGACGCATTAGATTTTGCAACTGCTGAATCAAGCCCTGATAAATTAAATAGAGCGTTTAACTTCTTGGGTTATGTTGGGCTATTTGGCGATAAAACCTTAGAATTGTGGCGCAATACTGGCGACTCACTATTCCCATTTGCGAAAGTATCTAGCTCAACACCGATTGGTTGTAAATCACCTTACACAATTTTAAGCGTTGATACTTCTGTTTATTGGGTTGGTTCAAATGAACAGGGTGACGGGATTGTTTATTCGGCTCAAGGTTTTACACCGAAGCGCATTTCAACTGAGCCTATTGAAAAGATTTTACAAGCAGTTACGCAACCTGAATTACTGCGTTCATGGACATATCAAGAGCAAGGGCATACTTTCTATGCTATTACTGGTTCGGACTTGGAAACAACGCTGGTGTACGACCTTAACACGCAGTTGTGGCATGAAAGAGCATGGTTAAATGCTCAAGGTGAATTAGAGCAACACAGAGGCTCTTGTGTTATGAGGGCGTTCAATAAAACGCTGGTGGGCGATAGGGAAACTGGTGAAGTTTATGAAATGGCTTTGGAATTCTATACAGATTCTGATGACTATATCAAGCGGGTTAGGGTGATGACACATCTGCTTGACGAAAGAAAACAAATACGTTACAATAATCTTACTATAGGCGTTGAAACTGGTGTAGGTTTACAATCAGGTCAAGGCTCAAGCCCTCTGATTAATCTAAGGATTAGTAAAGACGGAGCGCGTACTTGGGGCAATACATACTCTAAAAGTATAGGCGCAGTTGGGAAATATCAGCAAGAAGTTACGTTTAGACGTTTGGGCATTAGCCAGATTACCACGTTTGAATTGTCAACTTCTGAGCCTATTAAATTCACTATAACTGGCGCATGGCTTAACGTATGACACAAGCAGTATTACCACCAAGAACCGAGCCGATGATTGACGATGATAAGTTCGCCACTCTAAACTGGACTGCGTTTTTTGAATCTCTCGCAACTGGTGATGCTGGCACTACATGGACTCCTACATTTACAGGATTAACTGAGGTGGGAACTGCCACTATCACGGGCGTTTATTACCGCGTAAGTGCTAAATTGGCGTTTGTAAGAATCGTTATTACCCCAGCAACTAGTACTTCGGCTGTGCTTGGTACGACATTCTGCAATAATTTCCCCTTAGCTATTCAAGGTAACGGTTCGGTTATGACTGTATCAGGGTTTACAGCAGCGCCAGCAGGGGTTAACTCAACTGGCATATACGTGGCTACATATACGGCAATTACATCACCAATTACTATAACGGGTTTAATAGAGGCAAATTAATATGGACGAAGAGCAATTATTAGCAATGCAAGAACAACAAGCACCTGAAGAAGCAGGGCGTGGTACGGATAACGTAATGGCGCATTTATCTTTAGGTGAGATTGTTATTCCTCGTGCTGTACAAGACGACCCTGAAGTGCAAGCTATGTTGGCTGCTATCTTTGAAAAGGCTGGCGCTGATATTAACGAGTTCACAGTAGGGCATGAAGCTAATAAGATTAACCCTGAAACGGGCTATCCTGAGTTTGGGTTTGGTAGCTTTCTGAAGAAAGCATTTAAGATTGCAGCGCCTCTCGCCTTATCATATTTTGGTACGCCTGTATTGGGTAACGCACTAGGCAGTATGACTGCTGGTGGTGCGTTAGCAGGCGCTGGTGGCGGGTTATTGTCAGGCGGTGGATTAAAAGGCGCATTGACGGGTGGTGTACTTGGGGCGCTTGCACCTAATATCGGCTCACTAGCTGGTGGAGAAGCGCAAGGTGCTAGCCAGATTGGGCAAATTAGACCTAGCGGCTACGGCTCAGGTATTTTAGGACAGGTAAGCAACGCAACTGGCTTAACAACAAACAGCTTGCCGAGTTTATCAGGATTAACAAGCGCGGCTGGCGGTGGTGGCGGTTCAACATTTGGGAGTAACATGATAGGAAAAGGATTATCAAGCGCATTGGGTGGATTGGCTCAAGGCGATGCAATTAAAAAGGCTCAAGAGGCACAATTAAGAGCGCAACAACAACAATTAGCTAATATTGGCACATTTGACCCTTCAAACATTACAAGTGATGCAGGTTATCAATTCAACCTAGCTGAGGGGCAAAAAGGTTTGGATAGAAGTTTAGCGGCAGCAGGTGGGTTGCAATCTGGTAGAGCATTGAAAGCAGCTTCGCAATATAACCAACAATACGCGGACAATGCTTTGAATAGTGCATATCAACGCTGGAGTGATAAAACAGGTGCGCAGAATACTATCTATGGCAATCAAGGTAATGTTAGAGCGCAATCAGGCTTGGCAGGTGCTGAGAATATTGCAAAAACAGCAAGTGGAATATTTAATCCACAACCTTCTATTGAAGAATTATTGAGATTATACGGGAGAGCATAATGGCTATTCAAACGCAGAATCCAGATACTAGTATTTACAAGGGTATTCGTGGCTATAATGATTATCAGCAGGCTGCTCAGGCTCAAGGCTTAGCTAGTGCTTTGCAGGCTGCTCAGTTGGCGCGTTTACAGAATCCAGACATAGGGCAATCACCAGCAGCTTTGCAAATAGCGAATGAATACAGGCTAGCAAGAGAAACTGGCGATACTGCCAGAATGAAAGACATAGAGTTATTTACTAAGGCTTATGATAAGGGTTTAGTGACTGGCGATAATGGTATTGAGGCGTTGCAGGGCTACGGTCAAGCCGCAGGTGGTATTGCGGCGCAAAAGAAAGGTATGGAGCAATCAGCTAAGAACGTTGCCGATTTAAGTTACGCTGGTGATATAGCTTCCGAAAAAGGACGCGGTGCAGTGCTGGGGAAAGAATTAGGAACGGCGGCAGCCTCTTTAAGTTCACAAGGAGCTAAATTTCCTGAGTTACAGAATAAAGTACAGGAACTAAAAGAACTTGGCAAAATTGCAACTTATACTAAAGCGGGGCAAGCTGCTGACACTCTTAGAAAAGAAACTGGCTTTACTCCTTCTGAGGCGGCTATCGCTAGGACAGAATATATTGCTAAAGTTGATAACCAAGTATTGCCTCTATTGCGTGATACATTCGGAGCTGCTTTTACACAGAAAGAAGGGGAGAGTTTGCGCGCTACACTTGGCGACCCTAATAAAACTCCTGAAGAAAAGAACGCAGTGTTAGATTCTTTTATCGCACAGAAAGAGGCTGATTTAAGGGCTTTGGAAAGGCAGATTGGCGGGGAGGAGATTTTTACAACGCCGCAATTTGGTGACGGTGCTGGCAACCCCTCTGGTGCAAGACAGCAATTCAATCAAATAAAAAATAAAAAGAATGGGTACGATTTAGAATACGACCCAGCAACAGGAACGTTCAAATAATGCCTATAGTTAAAGTTGGTGAGCAAAGAATAAAATTCCCTGATGATATGCAGCAGGAAGATATTCAAGCTGCACTAACTAAACAATTCGGCGCACCAGAGCAAGCTCCAGCTACAGGTTTCCAAGCCCGTATGGCGACAGATTTCGCCAATAGGAAAGCGCAAGTAGCCCAAGCAGAGCAAAGAGAGCCAACTAATGAATTAGCTATTTCAAAGCCATTGCAAGTTGTGGGTGCTAACTTAGGCTTGGTAGGTGATACGCTAGGAAATGTTCTGGGAAGCGGTGCAAGATATATTGGTGACTGGACAGGACTGAATGAAGTTAATGCGCCTAACTTGCCAGAAGATTCGATACTAACCAACAATATGGTGGTACGTGGTGCTAAAAACATTCTTTCAAGCGATATGCAAATGTATGATGAATTTGCTAAAGCGCACCCAGAAGCTGCGGCGAATATTGGTGCGGTTGGCAATATTGCAGTTAATGCACCACTTCTTAAACCGTTAGCGGCTGGTGCAGGAATGATTGCGAAGACTAGTGGTAAGGTAGCCGCCGCGCCTATTAAAGCAACTGCAAGCAATGTGTCTACTGCAATTACAGGTGCAGCGGCAAGAGATGTAGACGCTTTAAGTGTAACTTCACAAGCGATTAAACATTCGTCAAAACAAG